TGGAGATCATCAAGGCAGCGCTGCGCCTGCCGCCCCAGGTGCGGCGATTCATCTTCTGCCAGCGTGGCGGCACGCCCTATACCGCCGACGGCTTCCAGAGCGCCTGGCAACGTCTGGTGAGACGGGCTATCAAATTGAAGCGTCTCACCAGCGAGCAGCGCTACGGCCTGCACGATCTGCGCGGCAAGGCCGGCAGTGAGGCAGATAGCGACGAGCAGGCGAAGAACCTGCTAGGCCATTCCGACGTGAAAGTGACCCGCGCGCACTACCGGCGCTTGCCTCAGAGGGGCGAAGCGTTGAAGATTCTCGGGCGCGAGCGAAAATAATTTCGGTCTGTAATTAACAGAACGCATCTAGAATCACCGAGGGATTTTGACGCGTTTCTGGTCTCGAATTACAGATTGATGCCGCTTACTTTCCGTTGCCGCACACAGCCTTACGCGTGTTCCGGCAACCGCCTCCTAAGCGGTAGGTCGTCGGTTCAACTCCGGCCGGGGGCGCCAAAAACGCACAGCCCTATCTGTAAAAGCACGTTCTGATCTGTAATTCCGGTGCTCATACAGGTTCATTATGTCGGCGCACTGAGTTTGCTCGGCGCGAAACATGTGAATAATCGCGTGTCGTGCAAACAAACACGACACCGACGGTCGCGGAAATTCTCGACCGATACCAGGCTGAGTGCCTGCCCCGCCTTGCTCCCCGGACCGCCCGCGACTACGTCCGGCACATCCGCGACCTGAAACGCTGGTACGGATACCGCGTCGCCTGCGAGCTCAAGCCGAAGGACTTCGCGCCCTTCCTCTCGATCCCGGTCGGGAAGAAAGGAATCGTCCAGCGCATCCGGCAGCTCGGGGTGCTCTCGGCCGCGCTGACTCAGGCGGTGAGCTTCTGGTTCATTCTCGAGCGCAACGTCTTGCGCGACGTGAAGCGTCCGAAGACCTACCCACGCGACCGGCTCATCGAGGATTGGGAGTTTGAGGCCGTGCGCTCACGTGCTCCGCTGCGTGTCGGGCTCATGATGGATCTGGCGATTCGCCTGGGCCAACGCCAGAGCGACCTGCTGAACCTGAAGTGGACCGACATCCGCGATGGGTACGTCCACCTGCAACAGGGAAAGACCGGCAAGCGCCTGGCTATTGAGGTAACGCCCGACCTGAAACGCATCCTCGGCAAGTGCGCGATGCTGCCGAACCGGTCTGAGTACGTCGTGACGAACAAGTTCGGGACCTGCTACACGAGCGAGGGCTTCCGCGTGTGCTGGCAGCGAACGATCAATGCGTACTGCAAACGGGGCGGGACGCGCTTCACTTTTCACGATATACGCGCGCTGTGTGCAACGCGCTGTGCAACACCTGAGGAAGCGATGAAACTTCTTGGTCATACCAACATCAGCATGACGCTGAAAGTGTATAGGCGAGGCGTCGAGAAGGTCAGCGCGCTCCGCGTAGAATCGCGACCATGATTGAAATCGAGACCGTGGAGCAGCTGCGCAACGCCGGCTACTCAGTCAGCGTCGCGTGCACGAAGTGCAAGTACAACGGCCCGATGCTGGACCTGGAGAAGTACATCCGTCAGGGCCGCGGCGGCATGCGGCCGATCGATCTCGGGTTGCGCCACGAGCAGTGCAAGACCCTTTTGCAGCTAACCATCCACGCTGCGAAGGGCTATGGGAAGTGAGACGATAATGAACACGCCCAGTAAGTGGTGAGCACGATGACAACCCAGATAGCCCGCTACGATTGCACGTGCCAAGAAGGCCGCATGGCCGAAGAGCCTGATGGCAAGTGGGTGAAGTACGACGAGGTGGAGAAGCTCCGTGGCATCCTCGACTGGGCGCTTCAGTACGTGCACGCCGATCATCGAGCCACGATCCTGAGGAAGCTCCAGGAATGCCAGATAGAAGGCACTCGCTACCCCGCTCACGACATGGCACGGGCGCTTCGGGAGATTGGGGCGATGATCCCATCTGCCGCTGGCGGAACATTCGAGAATGACCCGCCGGGGGCGATTGTTGGTGCGCTCAAACGCTCTGACTGGCCGCCCGTCTGCCGGAAAGATCCCGCGAGTCCCTGACACCGTCTTGATCAGGGATTCAGCGCCGGCAGGCGGTGCGGTCGCTTACGGTGCGAGCGTGTCGCCCTGACAGTGAATCGCGATGCTGTTCGGCGTGATCCGGGCGTTGACGTTCTCACGGATCAGCATGCGCTCGGCCTGCGGGGTGGCACAGTACGTCATTACCGCGGCAGCGGCTTTTGGCGCTACGTCCTTTTCAAGCGTTGCGCATCCGGCAAGACACAGGATCAGGCAGGCGGAAAGAAGCTTCATTCAGGTTTCTCCGGTGTGGGTGGATCCGACGTGCGCTGACGCATAAACCAAAATGCCGCGACCAGCATCACGACGTCCTTCAGGCTGCTGGCCGTTCCAGGCGTGAGGTACTTCATCCCCTCTCCGAGGATGATCGCGAAGTAGCCGACGACGATCAGATAGGACAGACCAGTCTGTGCGGTGGCTACAGCGTGGTGGGAGAGCTTCATAACCGACTGTTCCTCTCGAGCATCGCGATCTTCATTGCGTGCTCGGTGACACGATTGGCAGTCTCATGAACGTGTCCCCGCAAGCCGGTATCGTGCGTCCCGATGTCCTGCGACAGCCGCTCGATAGTCGCCTCCAAACGCGCAACGGCGGCCGCGACATCCTTGCAGTGGCCTACGTGGACCCACAGCGCTGCCGCTATGGCGCCCACGATGGCCGTCTGCAAGGTGATCACGGCGCCGAAGATCCAGAGTGTGACTTCCTGGCTCATCAGCACTGATTGTCGTGGGCTTCTTCGATCCGTCGCACGACGAACCGGAACTCACCGACCGTCCACGTCGACGGGTCCTTTGCGAGGATGCTCGTGAGCTTGTTCCGTTTGTTCTGGTCGCAGTGATCGAGCACCACGGAGCTATTCGCCAGATCTCGGATCTGGAGCCTGATGATCACGTGTCCGCCGCCTGCCATTGTCCTTCTCCTGTGCCGCGTCTCTCACGGCTTTCTGAAGTCCGTACGCCTGAATCAATTCGTGGTCCACACGAGCCTGAGTTTTCAGGTCCGCAAAGTCGTGCTGAATGAAGAAGTCGAGGTCATATCGCTTGAGGTCGTTCACCATCGCGGCATACCGGTACATGAGCCCGGCGCCGACCAGCGCACAGATACACACTGCGAGCAGCACGTTGGTGAACCAGCCCTTCGTACGTTCACCCGTGATAGTTGCCTGCGCGACATTCGATCCGCCCTCTGCATGCAGCTCCCACGCGTCGGGTGAGCTGGTCCGGTAGCTGTCGGGGATCATCGTCCGCCTCCGGGCCGGCTCATGACTTCCAGCATCACCTGATCAAGACGTGCGTTCGTTCCTGTAATGCTCGTCTGGATCGAGTCCAGTTTGCGCTGGTTCTCGGTGTGCTGCTCGCGCCGAACCTGCTCCAATCGCTCTTCCAGCTCCTTGATCTCGCGCTTGCGGACGGCTTCCGCGTCGAGCTTTTCCACCTTATCGAGGTAACGCTTTGCAAAGAACATGGCTATACCTGCAAGAGCAGCGGCAAGGCAGGAAATGACGGTCGAGGTGGCGATTGTCCATGGAGCATCACTCATCACTTCCCCTGCCTTCTTGGCTTTTCTGTTCGCTCATGAGCGGTACCACAGCGATGTGGCTGCGGACCACGTGAACTTTGCGCATCTGAGCCCGGCAATGACCGATGTCACGCCATCGGCCACGTGGCTCGTGCCCGCCGCAGCGAACGTCACCGTGTTCGCCGCTACCGACTCATTGATTACCGTCACTTCCTGGCCCGCCGCCAGACCAGACTGCAGAATAATTCCCGTCACAGCGCCGCCCGGAGAGACCCGGGTCACCGTGTTGGCCGTCGAGATGGTCTGGCCGTTCGTGATGACCGGCGAGGTTCCGCTTGCACCCAGCGTGACGACTCCGCCCGGCAGCATGGCGGTGTCGTAGAACACGCCATTTATGGTGGACTTCTCCACCAGATGATTCGTGCCACTGTTGGTGAAGGTTCCTGGCGCGATACTGATGTGCTGCAGCTTGTTGTTCTGGCAGCTCTGCATGAACGTCGCTGAGCCATCGTTGGTCGCGATGAATGTACTGATGTGACTGTCGTCGATGTCGCCGAAAAGAGCGCCGGATACTCCCGTGCCGTCGTATGTGATGTTCGACACTTCGCATTGGGAAGCGCTGGCCACGATGCATCCTCCGCTAACCGTCAGGTTGCGCAGGGCGACGCGCACGTCCTTTGCGATGTATCGGTCAGACCCCTGAAGCACGATCGTACCGCCGTTGATTTCCAGAAGGCTGAGCGTGCCGCCTTCCACCAGAGTCTTGAACGTGGTTTCCGTTGTGTTGCAGTCGTCGATGTCGGCTTGATCGATCACCACCTTGCATCGCGTGGTCGAGATCGTGTCGTTGATCAGGCGCTCCCCGTAGTTACGCGCCTTCAGCGTGCCGACATGCAGATAGGCCGAATCCTTGATGAGAAAAGCAATGTTCCCCGACGGGGATGGAGCATGCGAGGGATACCCCGGAACGCTGTCCTGGTACCGATCGTTGTTCAGGTCGAGAAAGCCGATATCGACAGATCCGTTCGGCGTGGCAGTGTCCCCGGCAAGCTGCACGGAAGATCCACTGACGTACCCGATGCGGATACCGGTTGGGTTCTGATTGCCGCCGGCCGGGTTTGGCTCGACATCGAAATCCCGATAACCGATCTGGCCCAGGTTGATGATCGACCCAACATCCACATCTGCGCCACCGATGAACGATACGATATTGCGGTAGACGTTGAATCCGCTCGCGCTGACGCACTTGACGTTCGTCACCGGAAGCGCAGCGAGGCCTTCCGCGGTAAAGACATCGCCCCGGATGTTCTCGCCGTATATCCGACCGATGCGGATGTTCTCGATCGGATCAGCATCCGGGCGAATGGCGATGCAGTGGTTCCACTCTCCGGTCTGGGTCGCGATGGCGCCAAAAAAACTGATGTCCTCGATTTCTATGTCTGACCCAACGATGCGCCAGATCGGCGTGTCGAACTGGGACGCGTCATTATTGACTATGCGGGTGGCGAAGCCTTGCGTGTGGATCTTCTTGCCGGAGGGGATTTGCACACCGCCGTTATTCAGAATGTCTTCGCCAGGGAGCCAGATATCGTCACTCGCACTCAGGGCGGCACGGATCGCCGCCGTCATATCGGTTGTGCCCGGCGTGGTGTTGACTCCGTAGCGCAACAGATACCCTGGCGCATACGCATAGTTGACCGGCGTCACCCCGGCGGCCTGCTCTGCGAGCGTGAGCTGCGTAGCTGGGAAGGCCGAATAAAGCCCACTCGCGTCCGTACGCGAGTTGAGCACCCCGTTCAGCACATCACGCATCAGTGGGGGCTCGACACTCACTTAGCTGACCTGCATGACACGCAGATAACTACCCTGGCGGAAAACGAGATTGTTCGCGTTGCTTGAATTTTGAGCCCACTGTATGGAGAGACTTCCGGCGCCATTCGTGGCGAGAAAGGCGAAGATCCTTTGCAATCCGCCGCCAACCGTGTTCGGTGCGCTCGCAATCGAAATTCCGGCGGTACCGCTGACGCTCGCTACGCCGGAAGTAAGAATATTTGGGCCTACCACATTACCCTCGGTAAACGCATTCGAAATGAGCTGCGTCCCGCTGTAGTACAGGTTCCACTTCGCTCCCATGAGCGGCGCCGTTACCGCATAAAAATCGATGAGAGCCTCGATCGCGTAGTAGGAGGACGCCGCGAGCGCAATGCCGGAAAGGTGAGTGTCATCCGTAAGGGTTGTCGTCGTGTTCCGCGTGGTATCTACTGACTTCACCTTGCAGAGTGCGGTACCGCGACCGGTGATTGACCCCGTGTAGGCAAGCGCCGCGACGTTGGTCAGGTTCTGGCCGTTCCAGTCCATGGCAGCGGAGGGCTTGTTGAGTCCGTCTTTCGTGACGCAATTGTTAAGGCCAGCCGCGAAGTTGTCGTCCTCCTGATCGAATAGCGCAGCTTGTGGATTGATCGCGCCATTCTTGTCCGTCACCCAATTGCGCGCGCGAGTGAAGACACCAGCAGCCCAGCCAGCCATTAGACAACCCCCCCTTGTTCCACGAGATACGTCGTGGCAAACCATTCAATGCGTTGAGACGTGAGCGATAGCTGCAGGCTGATGCTGCAGGCGTAGCCTGAATTACTGGCCGAGCACCACTGATTGGAGACGAAATCTCCCGCGCCCCACGGCTGCGTGTTCCACGGATTTGACTCCCACGTGAGCCACGTCGCACCCGCAGAGTCTGTGATCGTTTGATTGATAGATGTTAGGAGCTGCCGATAGTCGAACGCGACACCAACTGTGTAGCCAAGCGACGAGGACTGCCGACGCAGCGAAAGACGTAGCGCCGAAAGCCTCTTCGGCCTTCGGTTGTTCCCGAGGTAATTCCACGCGGTCTGCGCGCTGCACAGGATGATCGAGCCGAGATCCGATGTACCGCTGTCGGCCTGCACCACGGTCCCGTCGGCCTTGCCGTAGTAGAGCGCATCGTTGTAGAGGCCCCAGCATGTGGCCAGCTGGCCGGTGAACCGGCACCAAGCCTTGGTCTCCGTGTTCATGACGTGCTGCTGAAACTCGGTGGTCGAGATCGGCACGTTGACCGCTAGGTAATTGCCCTTCGGGTAGTGCACGAGTTGCCAGCCAAAGAGAGCGCTACCGGATGCCGTGGCGTCGAGGACGCTCTGACGGATCTTCGAACTGATCGCGCCGGACTCCTCATCGTATCGACCTTGCGCGAAAACCTGCGCCAATGACACATAGCCGGCCTTGGTGGTGATCACGACATCAGGGCCGACCTTGCGCACCGCGCGCTTGTCGATCGGTGCGGCAATGGCATAGCGACCCACCAGCTGCCAGGCATTGGCGTCGCCCGGGTTCGTGCCGCCATAGATCAGGATGTCGCCCGAGGACAGGATGAACACTGCAAGGTCATCGAGGCCGGTGCCGGAGTCGCGCGACCAGGTCACCATGGCGATGAGGTTGCCGCCCGTACCCTGTACGCGCCCGAGCGGGAATTTCGTCATCGTTCCGCCGAGAGCATTCGTGGCGGAGTACCAGAAATCCTGCGTGCGGTTGTCCCAGAAGAAAGAGCGCGAACGGAAGATATGCACGCCGTTGAGATTCGCAGGCGTGAGTCCGGTACCCGAGATCGTCAGCGCCGAGACTGTTGCACCGTCGTACTTCTGCGGAGCATCCGAGCCATTGACGAGCGCCATGCGCGCGCCGCCCGATGCATCATCGAACTGCGCCCAGTCCCAGATATCGGAACTGAAGCCCGTCGCAAGCGAAACTCCGGCGCCGCTAGCCGAAATGTTCCAGATCTTGCCGTTAGCTGCGGCGATGAATTTGCGCAGTGTGCCCGCGTTGAACTCGGCGAGTGTCTTGACCGAGCCGCCGAGCGTATTGGCGTAGGCAGTGCAGCCCCCGCGGGTCTTGCAGCTACCAAGGCCTGGGAAGATGTTGTCGAGGATGACCGCATCTTCAGGCGGCATGGCCGCAAGCGCATCCCGCGTGTTCCAGCCGCCGACGGGCGCAGGGTAAGGAATGGGGGCAGCCTTCGGGCCACGCTGTGCTTGCGCGCTCCGAGGTGTCTGGGCGCGCATGACGCGCATCAGCTGAGCCCTGTGTACGGCCAGGTTGGAAGTGGCGGCCACGGCACGTTGTCATCGCCGAGATTCACCGGGCCCTTCGGCACATCCTGACCGAGCGCTGTCCAGATCTGATCGTCCGCCTCTGCCTTCTCCTCCGCATAGGCCATGCCCTTGCGCGCAAGGAAGCGCCATGTCACGTCGAGTTCAAGGAGGTACTCATCGATCAGCGAGACGTAATTGTCCGTGACGAAGTTGTTGGCGTATGCCGAAACTCCATCCCAGCACCACTGATTGCTTACGTACTCGTAGGCAAGCGTAACGACGCTGCTCGGCGTCGGATCGATGTAGAGCCGGCCTAGCTTCACGCGAAAGCGCGAACGCGGAGTCGTCGAGGCAATGCCCGATTTGTAGGCCTGCCATTCGGACGGTGTCAGCGAACCGCGGTCCTTCCAGAGGTTCGTGCGGTCCCACAAGGTGTTGTTCTCGATCCAACCGTAGTCCGCTGGCAGCGCGTAGCTTGGCGTGCTCGCAACCGTCGTGACCGTTCCTTCTTTCTGCAGGACCTGCCACGAATAGCCCGCCAGCGCCTTGCCCGACTTGTTGAGCAGGGCGAGCAGCATCGACGCCGTGTCGTCGGAGTTGCCGACGAGGGTTGCAGGGACCGAAAAGCCGCTATCCCGTGCGACCGCCTGCGCGATAGTGAGCGCGCTCAAGGCTCACTCCGTTTTCGGCTTTGGGCCGGGCTTCTTGCGCTCGGAAAGCTTCGCGTTCTCCTCGGACAGCTTTTCGATGAGCGCCATTGCTTTCGCGAGATCCTCCGATTGCTTGCTCACAAGCTCCCGCAGGCCGCTGGCTTCGGAGACGCCCTCATGGGCCTTCACGTATTCGATCGCCTTCCTGCGCAGCTCGCGCGCGCCCATACCGACATTCTGGAGGTTGTTGTCATTCACCATCGCCATGTCTTCGATGGTGAAGATGTTTTTCGAGTGCAGGAGACGTAGCGTTGGCGCATCGACACCGGGAAGTTTCGCGATGTTGGTGCCACGCTCGGCCGCCTCGTTGCCCTTCTGGAACTCCTGCCAGCTGAAGGGGAACTCGCGCTTATCCTCTTCGCGCACTGGACGCACCACTTCGAGCTTGTCGTTTCCGCGCACGCTCTTGCGGATGTAGATCACGTCCTCATAGACCTCGCGACCCGCCTCGCGCGTCTTCGCCGGCATGAACTCGCTGATAGTCTCGAAGCTCACGATTACGTCCCGGCCATCATCGGCCGGGACGTACTGGCGAATGAACTGCCGCGCACCTTCGGGCAGATTCGCTGCCTCGGCAGGTAGCGAAGCGTTGCTTGCGACGCCCGGTGTGTAGTCGCCTGGATCAAATTCTGGTGTAGCCATAAATCCTCTTTTGTGATGTATCGAAAAAAGGCGGGGCCTTCTCGACCCCGCCAATATTGGCTACACGATCAGGTGATCTGGCCCTGGCCGAAGTAGAACTGGCCGCCGAGAAGCGACTGGTTCGTGCGAGTGAATGTCACCGTGACGGTGCCATCGGCTGTCGCCGCGGCGCTCATCACCAGCGATGCAGCGCTGCCGGCGCTTGAGTTGCGTGCATTCGGGCTGTTGTTGTAGCCCGCCGCAACAGTGGTGCCGCCGGGAATGCCGGTACCAGAGATCGCCATGCCGACGTACACACCGTCCAGATTGGAGAAGAACACCTCGGTCGAGCCGTTGCGTGTCGTTCCCGTCTTCGTGAAGGTTGTGCCATTCGCCACGAGAATCTTGGCGCCACCCAGGATCTGGGTGCCCGCTACCGCAGCGCTGCCGATCTGCGCAGTTGCCTTGGTGAACGCGTTGCCAACGGCCGCTGTCGCGTTGTTGTTCGCAAGCGCGACGCCTGCAATCTGGTACCAGCCGAAAAGGCTGGCAACACAGGGCGCCAACGCGAACGCGATCGGCGAAGAATCGTTCGCCGTCGCCGCACCACGCGTCGTTACGCCGGTGAGCGGGTTGTAGGTTACGAGGTCGCCCGCAACCGTCGATGCCACGCCCTGCAAGTAGATGAACTCGCCGAAGCCGTGAATCGGGTCATAGCCACGCACCCGATAGCCGAAGGGGAAGTTCTGGACGGTATCCGTCTCCATCAGGCGCGGGCCGCCGTAGTTGGTGGACAGATTCGCCAGGGCAGAGATCGCGCCGGTCGGCGGCGTCGCCGGGCCGAATGCGACAACAGAAGGTTCGATGGGAATCCACATATGGAGTGCTCCTCAGTAAGAGCCGCTGACAGCGGCTCCCGTCAGGATCGCGTTCGGAAAATCAGCAAGCAGAGTTGCCTCCGGCGTGGCGCCGGGAACGGTGATCTCCACGTACTGATCGCGCGAAAAATAGACCGCCAGCGCGGATGCGACCGTATTGCTGCCGGTCCGGCTGTAGTAGATGTTCCTCAGCCCGGCGCCGAACGAATCGACGACGAGCTTGAAGTCCGGATAGTTCTGAACGCTGATTTTCATAGGCGTTACACGTTGTTCAGCACGCCCTGGAGGGACGCGTTGGACGTGACCAGCTGGCCGGCCCACAGGACCATCTGCACGAACGCGTCCTGGTTGTAGGCGCGCTCCTGCGGCAGCGGGGTGAAATTGCGCTTCGGCGCGTACTTCAACTTCAGGTAGTCCGTGTTGAGGAAGTACATGTGCCGATCTGGGATACCCGCGTTGTCTTCGTAGTAGACAGGCACGCCGGTGAAATCGAGCGAGCGGAAGCCAGCGCCCTGCTTCGAAGTGGAGCCGTCCGTGATGCGCTGGATCGCCTGAAGCGACGACCAGTAGAACTTGTAGCTCGTCTTGTCCGCGATCACGATGTTCGTCACATCGGTTCCGCGCTTGCATCGCAGGTAGAGCTCGTCCATGTAGCCCTGGATGTTCGTGGCGCTCATCGCTCCGCCGCCGTCCGTCGTCGCGCGGAAGAACTGGTTGCGCCAGAAGGGCGAGGTTGCGCGGTTGATGCCGCCCACCGTGCCGGTTGCCGGATTGTCCGCTACCAGCAGCTGCAGGCCGCCGATGATCTTCCCGGAGAAGGCCGTACCGTCGGAGTACATGCCGAACGTCAGCTGGTTCTTCATGGTGCGCTCGGCGTTGCCGATGCGACCCTTGAAGAGATCGATGATCTGTTCCTTGCCCGTGTTCTGAACGTCGATTTCGAGGCCATTGGCCGCGACGATCGCCGCACACTGTGCCCACGGATATTCCGCCGCCGTGATCACATCGGACGGAGAGACATCGAGGATGTCGTAGCCGGCGTACCACTGGAAGCGCCCCTCGGCGTACTCCAGTTCCTGCACGATCGTGCGGCCGGTTGCGGTTTCCCATCCGCCCTGTTCCTTCAGCATGAACAGGAGCGGGTTGCCCTTCGAAACGTTATCGGCTGCCTTGCCGCTACGGTTTCGAAGCGTAGTGGTGACGATTTCTGAAAGACCCGGAGAGGCCATGGAGGCTCCTTCGGGACGGGCTCATGCTATGGCTGCCAGTCGGCGAATCCTGCTTCGAGCTCATCCCGCAACGAATTGGGTTTTGCCGTCCCATTCGTCCCAGGAGTTTTGCCGCCTACTGATGCACGCTTGGCCTTGTCGATCTTCGCTTTGCGCTCGGCTTCGGCTGCCTGGGTGGCTGCGAGCGTTTTCTGCGCCTGCATCTTTTCCCAGACACCATCATTCATCCGAACCGCCTTGGCGTAGGCCGTCTCGAGGTCCATCCCCGGACTGGCCTTCATCAAGGCGAGAATCTCTCCCGACGCCTCATCGAAGAACGGATGCAGGGGTTGTCCCTTGTCATCCTTCGCCGCCGCGAAATTCTGCACCCGGGAAAGTCTCTCCGCGTGTGCCGCCGCCTGCTGCTGTTCGACGAGTCCGTTGAACGTCGTTTCGAGCTTCTGAAAACGCTGGTCGACCTGAGCCAATCGCGGATCTGCAGAAGGCTCCTCGAGGAGACTTTTGGGATCGACGCCGTATTGGTTCAGCACCCAAAGCGCAGCTTCGCGGGGCTTCTCGAGGAAGTATTTGTGCGCACCGACCAGTGACTGAATGAATTGCATGCGACTCACGCCCTGCAATTCGAGATCCCGGGCCAGCGGCGACATCAACTCGTCGAGTTGCTCGCGTTCACGACGAAACCCGGCAATTTCCTGAAACTTCGCGTCCAGTCCCTTCTGCTGCTCGGTCTCGCGGCCAATCCAGCGCTGCTGGACCTCGCGGGGGGCCTTGGCAAAAAGGGCCTTGTCGGCCTCGTTCCAGTGTTTCGGGGCTTCGAGCGCAACTTCGGTTGCATTCGGCTCGCCGCTGGCAGCTCCGGGCTGTGCTGCGCTTGCCGTTGCGGTCTTGGGCTCGGTTGGCGTTTCCGCACCGAAGGCCTGAGACAGCTCGTCGTGTAGAGACAGATCGTCGGCTGACGTTTCCGCGCCGGTTTCAAGTTCCATGAAACCTATTCTGAGACAAACTCGGCAGTTTCGCTACTGGTTTGGCGAAGTTCCTGCAGAGATCGCTGCATGTCGTGATCGCGCGCGCGCTGCTCCTCCGGGTGAATAGTTGGCGGCGCCATCGAAGCGTCGTTGCCGATCTCGACCTTCCCCAACTCACGCAGCATGTCGCGATGCTCGGTGCGGGTGCGCACGATGCGCTTGTCAGGCGCGCCGACCGCGACATACGGCTCGAAGGGCTTGATGATCAGCTGGCCACCCGTGATCTCGAGCTTCATGGTCTTGCCGCAGTGACGCGGGCCGCGCTTTCGGTTCGCGACGCTACGCGCAGCCTCCGCTTTTGCCCCACAATCGCAGACGTACGCGTAAATCACGGGAAGATCTCCAATGAAAAAATGGGTCTGGCTGCCGTTGCTCTTGGCGGGCTGCGTTTCGGTGAAGCCGCTTCGAATGCCGGATGGGTCACAGGGCTACTCGATCAACTGCCGCCCCGGCGGACATGAATGGGCGAGCTGCATGGATAAGGCGGCCGAGCTCTGCGGCAAGTACACGATCGTTTCGCAGAACATTCAGACCAACGGGCAGGCCGAGATGATCGTCGCCTGCCATTAAGGGCTCTGCTGCTGCGGAACCGTCGAGAACGGCGCCGATGACTTCGCTGACGATTTGAGCTGCTCGGCAATCTTTGCGCGACGCTGGGCCGCGGTCATGGACTCTATGCCCTCATCCAGCGGGGTTTTCTGCGCCTGGCGCACTTCCCGCCCGGCCGCGCCGATCTCTCGCAACTTCGAGATCCCACGTACTGCACCCGTCACGGTATCGCCCACCACTGGCACCTTGCCGATACCCTTTTCCAGGAAGGCGATGATATTTGCGAAGGTCGGGGAGCCTTTGAAGCCAGTTGGCGGCTCGGTCTTGATGTCCCGCGTCGCCTCCATGATCTGGTTCAGCCGGCGCACCGTGCCGGGACCGAAGATCTCCTCGAGCTTGTCGGGCCCGATCGATTTGATCGCGCGCTCCATGCTCGCGGGCGTTACGTTCGGTGTGCCGTTCTCGTAGCGCGTGACGGACTTGGTTGCCTCATCGCGGATATGCTGGACCGTCTGCGCGCGCAGGTCGCGCCACGCCTTGCGGCCCGCCGACCGTGTGGCAGGACTTCCGGTCAGGAGCGACTTCTTGACGTTCTTCAAGTCTTCGATCGAGCCGCCCAGAACGGTCTTGCGCCAGGTGTCTTCAAGCGCGGTGGCGCGGTCAGTGTGACTCTTGTTCTCTACAAGCCGTGCAACCCCACCTTGCTCTTCGAACTCCATCGCCTGCGCCCTGCGCGCCGCGCGCGCGGCCTTGTAGGCGGATCCGCCAGCACCGTCCGTCGCCTGATCGATTGCGCTGATCACCTTGCCCGCGTAATAGCCCTCGGTCCCGCCGTCCATCGCGCGTGCAACGGCTGCCTGGCGCAAGTCTTCCAGTTCTTTCAGCGATCGCGTATCGCCCTTGCCGGTCTTCTTCAGCCATGAGTCGACCCAGCCAAGATGGGTGAGATCCGGAGACTCCTCAATGACGGCCTTGATGGGCGCAGTCGGGACATCGCCCTGCAGCTCGCCCTTCGCCTCGGCGAGCTTGTAGAGGCTCTTGACCTTGTCCTGTTGCTCTTTGAGCTTCGCGCGCGCGGCATCCTGGACCGATGCGCCTACCTGCTCCGGGGTTTCTGCGGTGCTGGCATTCTTGCCGGTACCGCGCACTTTGCCCTTGAGCACGTCGAGATTGTCGAGCAGCTGCTTGGTCTGCTGCTGATAGGTATCGCGGATGGGCTTGCCAGCCTCTGTCGCCGAGACGTTCCCTTCATTGCGCAGCTGGACCGGATCGCGCGTCAGCTGTCCGCGGGTGGCCGTGACGGGTACAGGTAGCGATTCCAGTCGGGCCTGCCGCTCGACAGCTGCGGGATCGAGCTTGTCGAGGGAGCGAGAGTCCTTGGCGATGTCCGTGAGGCGCGCCTTGACCGAATCAGACAGAGCATTCCAATCCAGAGAAGTGCGGCTAGCGACATAGTTCTCGGCGGCGGCGGCAGGAGTAACCGGAGCGCGAGTTGCGGCCCCAGCGGTAGATTGTGCACCGGACGCGCCACGCACGCCACGCAGCTTGAAGAGCGCGGCGGGTGCGAGCTGAATCGCCGTATTGACGGTTGCGCCAGCGGCCGGCGATCCCGTGAGATCCGAGGTTTTCTGGCCCGCCCAGTCACCGAACTGCGCGAGTTTGGCGAATGGATAGGACACGACGCCGGAAACAGCGTTGCCTGCAGTCGTGCGCGGCTCGTATGTGATCGCATTCTCGACCTGACGAACCCGATCCGCTGCGGGCATTCCTTCAAAGCCAGGAATAAAATTCTTGATCCCCTGCGCCATTCCAGCCAACCCAGCGACAGGCGTAGCGATCATCCCGCTGGCAATCTGCGCGGCAGGCTCAGCAAGCGCGCCCTGTGTGTTCTTCAGGAAGCTGGCACCCACATCGTTCGCACGTGCCAGCCATTCCGGCGCCCCCGATGGCGCTTCAGCGACGGCGGCCTTTGCGGGCTCCTCCGCCGGCAGGCTCTGGATATACGTGGCGAGCTTGCGTGCACCCTCGGTATCGCCTGCCTTGTCGGCATTTCGCAGGGCGTCGTACAGCTCCTCTCGCGTGGCCATTTACTTGCCGCCGTGTTTTTTCAGCAGAGCAGCGATGTCATCGGGAACGGCGCCCGCTTTTGGCGTGTCCTTGCCGGTACCATCGTATGCGCTGGCCTTCGTCGCGGCGCGCGCGGCGCCCCCGGCGGCCTGCCCCTCGCGCACAATCATGTCGAGCGCGGCGTCGTACGCCTCGGGGCTGTCCGCGTTGGAGAGAATTTCCCGATTGTGGGCGCGCTTGTCCTGGTCTGTGCCGCCTCGCGAGGCGAGCATGTCGTAGGCGTTCAGGATCGTCTGAGTCGCGACATAGAGCCGCTTCAGATCCGGATCCGAGATGTTCTTCTTGCCCAGCTGCTCAAGCTTGTTCCATGGCACGAACTTCGAGCGATCCACGGCCGCGTTGGCGTCCTTCGCAATCGGGACGAATGCCTCAAGCTCCTTGTTCGCCACCTCCACCTTGCCGACGATGCCGGCCGCCGTCTGGGTCGCTTTCGATGTCGCCTTGTAGTCGATCGCGTTCGAGCCGATGAGGTGGGCGATGTCGTCGTTTGAAAGACCGTCGTACTTGCGCTTCAGCCCTTTCAGCAAAGCAAGCTGCTGTTCCTTGGAGCGAAAGCCTGCAGGCAGCGAGTAGCCCGATGCACTGATAGCGGCCTGCAGATCCTGGATTTCTGGATCATCGAATCCCTGACCTGGCGTTCCGCCAGCGCCCAGCGCGCGCGTCGTCATCAGCGTGCGGCGCGCGTCATAGTCCGCTTTCGAGAGTCGCCCGGCCTTGAAGTCCGCGTTCAGCTTTGCGAGCTCGTCGAGCGGTTGTGGCTCCTTGACTTCGGGAGGCTTCGGCGGCGCGGTGAAGGTCACACGCCCCAGTCGCGGATTGTAGAGCGAAGCGCCTGGGGCAACTTCCGTCAGCTTGTCGGGCGTCATCGCCTGAGTGACGGCGGCTTCCGCCATCTTGTCGGGCCCGAGAGCCGTCGTGCCCAGATTGCGCAACGCTGCGGAGCGCGGCGTAACAGCGGCGGGCAACTCATCCGCCGGCGCGGCGCGCAGGTTCTTCAGCGACTCCGCGCCCACTTCCTCATCCGGCGTCGCCGAGTTGTACTGCGCCATCGCCTGCGCAATCTCGGCCTGGCGCGCCTTGGTTGCGTCCTGCACCTTCGCATCAGCGGCGTCGAGATTCTGCTTGTTGAGGTACGTCGACCCGAGGTTCGCGACGACTTCCCATGGCGAGTGACGATAGTGATCACTGCCCCAGTCTTTCCCAGCCGTCATCGACTGGGTAAGCATGGCGTTCGCGATCGCGCGGCGCTGAATGAGCGCCTGCTGTTGCGCGTTATACTCTTCGGGAGTCATCCCATGGCCCTCGCGATCTGATTGCGCCGAAACGCTTCGCGGCGCAGCCGTTCCTGTTCCATCATCAGTTCCAACTGCCGGCGCTCATCTTCGGCGCGCGCCTGCTCGCTGTCGTCCTGCTGGCCGGGCATCTGCATCTGATCGCGCCAGTTGTTACTGTCGCCATTACTGTTCGCAGCCGTTTCGCCGCCTGCGCCAGCCCCAGCGCCAACTGCTGCCGCCGTCCCGTTACCAGTGGTGCCCGTGACAACGACCTCGGGGAGGACTTCTGCGGCGCCTCCGGCCACACCGGCTCCGGCGCCGGTTGCCCCAGCCCCAGTGGTTCCCGTCGCACCGGAGCCGGCCGCCCCATAGCCGCTGCTCCCCGCGCCGCCGCCGAGCGCCCCGCCTGCGAAATAGCCGCCTGCGACAATTGCGCCTGTATCCGCAGGCTTCGCCTCGGTCCACTCCTTCACCTTGTTGACGCCTGGAACGACATTGAAGCGCCGCAGGGGGTTGAGCGTCTTGTCCACCTTCGCGAAGGGCTTCACGACGCTGCTGAGCTGCTTATTCGAGAAGTCCGCGATATCGACGAGTTTGTCGGTGTACTTGCGACCGAACGCCCACGCGAGGGGATCGGTGTACTTCTGCCCGATCTGACCGAGACGCGCGATGACGGACTTGTGATCGCTCATGCGGCCATCGCTCGCGCAATGAGATCGGTGTAATTCACCTTTCGGTAGCCGCGCGCGTCCTTCTGCACGAGATCCGGCTGGCTCTTCTCGACTTCCTGCGCAAGCACGCCCACTTCACGGCGATGCTCGGGGTCGGCCTTGTAGCTGTACTCGTACAGGCCCTCGCCAGTCGGAAGCTCGCCGACGGGCTCGATATCCTCTTTCAGCCGCTCATCCGAGTAGCGCGTGATTGCCGCGCCGCCGAGCGACCCAATCGCCCCGAGCAAGCCGTTCTGGCTCGAGTTGCGGGCCTGTGCGTTCGCGATGTTCGCCTGGTTCTGCTGCGCATAGGCGCCCGCGACATCGACCGGCGCGGCAGCCTGCCCGAAGGCGCCCACAGGGTTAAGCTGCTGGCCGCCCATGGCCGCGGCGAGCTCGTTGTACTGCTGCTGGCGCTGCGAGAGCGCAAGGCCGGTGCCCTCGGTCTCGGCCTGCTGTGCTGCCTGGGTGAGCGCGAAATTCTTGTCGTTCTCGTGCTGGCGCATCGCATCGTTGTACGCCTCGCTGCCGAGTGGAATGCCCGCATTGGCCATGCGGTCTTCGAAGTTCGTGTCGGCCTTCGCAAACTCCGGATCGAGCAGTGCGCGCTGACGCTGAAAAGCAGCCGTTGCGGCCTTCGAGCCCTGGTCGTTGTAGTCGAAGGTCGTATCCGAAATGCCCGGGATCTTCTTCTGCTCGCCAGCCAGCATTGTCTCGGCGATCTGGTTCGACATGTCGAGCTGCTTTTGCTCGGACGGGGAAAGTGTCGTCGTCTGGGTCGTGCGCCCCGATGGATCAGTCGAGTAGTTGATGCTGCCCGTGGGGCTTACGACGTTGTACTGGTTCGCGTTCTGCTCGGCTTTGATCTGCGCGGCCGGGTCCGGCACGGGTGCAGCCTTGCCACCCTTCCAGTAGACGACTTCAATCGGTGCGTCGAGACCGCGGAACCTCAAAGCCATGGACAACCCTCCGCCACCATACCGAGCACGATCTCATCCTCATCGCCCGCACCGTGAATCTTGCGGCCTTCGTGCCTGAATCCGAGCCGCAGATCGAATGCGAGCGCTGCCACGTTCGATGCGGGCACGAGCCCCGTCACCCGACGCATCCCGAGTTGCTTGAACGGGTACGAAAACACCTGCTTCAGGATCCGCCGCGTCACGCAGCGTCGATCCTCGATCACGATGTGCATGTTCACGTCGTACGGGGTGAACGCATCGAACACCACCACGCCCAGAATGCGATCGCCCTCCATCGCGGCGAGCGATTTTGGCTCACCCATCCAGGCTTCGAGCTTCGGAATGCGCTCGCGCGCCCAGTCGAGGCCCTCGTTGGCGAAAAGCGTGATCATTCGGCCGGCCCCGGGCGGTTTGCCGCCGCCGTGCGCTGAATTTCCAGCCGCATCTGCTCAAATCGTGCCTCGTTCGCCAGCTGCTGCTCGGCCATGCGCTGTTCGAAGGCCTGCTGTTGCGCCTGAAGCGTCGCGTCGTGCTGCGCAATGAGCATTTTGATGTGCGCATCGCTGTCGGCCTTCTGTTGCGCGACCTGCGCATCGCTTGCGACCTTCTGGGCGGCGATATTCGCCTCGATTTGCGCCGCCTGTTGATCCGTCGCCGCCTTCTGTTCGGCGGCATACTGGTCGGTTTGCGCTTTGGCCTGCACGCGGGCGGCTTCGGTCTCGGCTTTCGCCTGCAGCTGCTGATTCTGCTGAGTGAGCTTGCCGTTCTGATCCTGCAGTTCCTGCATTTGAAGCTGCGACTGCTGCAGCATCTGCTTCATTTTCTGCAACTGGTCGGCATCGTCCTCGTTCTCGCCCAGCTCTTCGAGCACCTCTTCCAGTTCCGTGCCGACCTTAAAGCCGCGCACGACGAACAAGAGTCCCTCGCGAGCGACCTTCATCGGGATAGCCCCTTCCTGAACCGCAGGAATCACGCCCTGCAGGTACTGGCCGATCGCGGCAATGAACTCCACGCGGTTTTTCTGCTCGGTGTCCTTGTCGACCGGCACCGTGGAGTCGGTCTCGATGTCGATCTTGAAGCCGCGCAGCTTGTCGGACCGGATGAGCGCGCAGGCCTGCGTGAACTCGGTCGCGCTCACCGCGCCTGCGGGGATGCTCTGCTGCTGCTTCAACTGCGCAAATACCTGATCCGGGATGACCATGAGCCCGGTCATCAGCATCAGCGTCTTTTCATCGAAGTGCTCGGCGATGAGTTCCGCCTTGATGCGCAGGATGTCGCGAATGAAGCGCTGGAAGCGCTCCTGGCGTGTGCTGATGCGCATGCCGGCGTACTGGGCTTTGAGCTGCTGGGCGCCAAGCGTCTCACTCGGAGATGTTGAGCCGCGCACGATGTCCGAGATGCCCATGATCTCGTAGATCTGCTGGACGAGCTCCAACCCGCGCTCACGCAGCTGGGCAATAGTTGCGACGATCTGCTCGAGCGGGAGCGAAGACAGCAGCGCTTCGAGGCCGCCTTTCTCGGCAAGCTGCGCGAAGTTCGGAATCGGCGTGTAGGTGTTGTCCGCCGCCTTCATGAGATCGCCGAGCTTTGCGAGCGCGTCCATCGCCTGATCGTAGACGCCGCGGTTCTTGCACGCCTCGATCAGGTTCTTGAGGCGATTCGTGATGCGATCAAGCTCGAGCGCCTGATCCTGGTACTGCAGGAACTCAGGCTTTGGCGTCCAGCTCTTGTTGTTGCGCAGGGCGTAGAGCGGCTCGGGACACGGATAGAAGCTCTGCAATTGCAGGGGATCGTCCGCGATAAGCAGCGGGCCTTCCTTGTACCCTTCCGCAAAGATCATGTACTTGCGGCTCGCCTTGTGCCACACGCGCCAGAAGAGGCAGCGATGCGCAGGCTTTTCCTGCGTGGCCTCGGATTCGTTCGCGGAATCGGTTGCAACGTCCGTGAACTGAACCGCTTCCCAATCCTTGAAGTCCGGGCACTCTTCCTCGGCCTCGTCCTTCGTCAGGCGCTCACCAGTGGCGATCCATGGCACCTTCGACCATGTCTTGCCCTCACCAAAGACGAACAGGTCCCACTCTACGTAGTCGCAGAGGACTTCCTCGTAGAGTTTATCTTCTTGGGCCTGCATCGCGAATGCGCCCTGAGCATCGAACGCAGTGCCGGGTGGATATCGATCTCCGTTGGGCCCTGTGACCACCGATAGACCGCCTTGCTCAGCGTTCGGCGCCTGCGAATCTTCAGTACCTCGAAGCCCTGATAGATCGTCGGTTTCGTCTCCATCGTCATCCTCCCCCGGCGGCAATGGCTCGACCGGCTTTCGTACCTGCACAGTCTCGAACATCGGCTTGTAGCAGACGATCGCCTCGCCGCGACCGGGCAGGAGATAGTCCTCCTCGCACCGGTCAAGCACGTCGCGGAAGTCGTACTGCTCCATCGAATAGGACAGCGCGCGCTCGAGGATCATCGCCGCGGTGCGCGCGATGGGATCCTTCGTGAGGTAGCGACGGCGCACATCGGGAACAGGCATGCGCGCAAAGATCGCCGGCTTCAGGACTTCGACATTCGCCCATAGGATGTTGAAGCGCGCGATTCCATCGGCCACATCGTTGTCGCGCTCATCCCGGTAGCGGTTGACGACCTTCTTGCCCTGCTCGCGCCATCTTTTTTCGTTTGAGCGGCGACGCGAGATCTCTTTCAGCCACTTTCCGGCAAGCTCGGCGCGCTGTCGCTTGGCTTCCTCGGTCTCGGCGGCGACGGCGGCGGGTGCAGCACTCATGCGATGCACAGCACGCCGGCATTGAAGGGATTGCCGTTCTGGACGTTGGCCGGATCAGCCTGCACTACGACCAGTTGGCCGCTCGCAGAGACGCGCACGCCATTGGGGAATGCGTCAGTGCCGGCCGACGATGTCGTGCCGTAGATCGCTCCATCTGCGCGCCGCGCGATCCCAGCGAGCACTGGAGCGCCCGCAGGGACAGCGGTCGAGTCGAGGATGACGTTCCCCGCTGTGAAGCCGGTACCGTCTTGGATCGTCGTAGGAGCAGCGGGCGCCAGGGTCAGCGTCGCGTTCAGGCGGCCTGCGGCCGTAAAGCTTGCGCCGGGGAACAGCACTCAGATTCTCCCGTAATCGTCCTGGCGTGACTCATAGCGCCTGACCATCTCCTCGATCGTGCGGGCGCCCCGCGGCAGCTCGGCAGTCTTCTTCACCGGCATCTGCCACGGACGCGACATGCAGGCATATCGCGTTTCGTCTGCGGCGTGATCTTCTGCGTCTGTGTCGACATCTTCAGGCTTCGTGTCGTCATGTTGCAGGGATGGGAGCGTTCGGATTGTATGCGTGCACGTGCTGAATAGGTAGAGCATCGGCTTGGAATCGTCGCCTTTCAGGCGCGCTCGAAGTTGGTCCCAACCACCCATGGCGCCGCGCTGGCTCACGCGCTTGTTGTCGGCGGGACGGAAGACCGGCCCTCGGTTGCGGCTCATGCATTCAGCGATCGAGGGGCCGCCATCTTCGGCAAACGCGCTGGGATCGAGGACGCCATAGAGGATTCGCTCGCCATGGCTCTCACGCTCGATGATCCCCTGCCCCACCTCCTCCGCCGTGAGCTTCAGGCCGACGTTCGGTTCTCCGTCTCGCATGCCGTACCACTCGCGGTACTTCACGAGTGCTCCCCGCGGAAACTGCGGCAGCTCCCCGTCAGAGACCGCATACCAGCCGACGCTGAAGGGCTTGGCCGAACCCCAGTCCATGGCGCGAAAGCGTGTCCAGTGCGCTGGCAGCTCGACTGGATCAACGATGTGGCGGTCGCCAAACTCCGGGAAGAACGCGCCGGCAATGACGTTCCAGTCACCTTCGAGCCACGCACGCACAAGCTCTGGCGAGCCAAGGCCCGCTAGGCGCGTCGCATACGCCGGGTCATGGCGAAGCAGGATGCGGTTGTCCGCAAGGCGCGAGCGCACGAATAGGCGACGCATGCCGCCCGCTTCGAAGATGCGGCCGCCCTGGGGGTACTGATCGATGCGGAAGTACGTCTTCACCACCGAGTGCCCGGGGCCGCCCGGGTTGCCGGTCGAGCGGATCCGCTTGTTCGGCACGTAATGCGCGCTTCGAAGGCGCGCTTTGAGCTTCATGTAGCTCGTCATGTCGGGCCAGGTGGGAAGCTCATCCCAGCCGATCCAGGTGTACTGGTGCCCCCAGTAGTTCATCCAGTCGGTGCTGGATTCGAGGTGGCGCATCTTCAGGGTTGCGCCGTTGGGCCATACCCAAGTGGTCTTGCCTTCCTGCCAATGAGCTCCGGGGAACCATGGCGGAATCACTTCCTGGCTACGGGCGATCAGTTCCTCGAGCTGCGGATAGGTCTTGCGGAAGAGCACGCCATGCCAGTGCGCTCCCCACGGACCTGGTACGTCCTGACAGAAGTCGCCAATCAGGTAGTCGCTCTTGCCACCACCAACAGCCCCGCCGTAGAACAGCTCCTCAATTTCGTGATGCTGAATCGCCGTTAGCTGCGGGCCCGGCTGCGCTCTCCAAGGGGTGACGCTCTTCGGTGGGGATGGGCTGAGCGGCGTAAGTACCGAGGGTGCCATCGATGTTCGCCTCTACCGACGAGAGCTTGGGGTGCAGATAGGGAGCGGCTTCCTTCGCGTAGGGCATGGCCGCAAGCGCTCCGCCGACCTGATAGGCTTCGCGCATCGCCTCCAGCATCACTTCGAGCGGCGTCGTGCCTTCCTTGAGCGCTTTCATGGCGAGTTCGGCGCGAAGCTTCCCCTCCGGGGTGTCCTTCGTCTTCTTGCGGCCCGAGCCCGCGCGTTTACCGCCCCATGCCATGGTTGAGAGAAATCATGATTTCATGTGGGACGAGCGCGACGGCAGAGTGTGACGAACCGTCACGCGAGCCCCTGACGCGGTCCACGCACGCCGTAGTCCATGCGCGGACCCTGCGGTGCCATCTGCTGGGCGATCGCGCTGTAGTTCGCCTGCGGGCCCTGCACCGGGGTACTCATCTGGCCTTGCGGCTGTGGTGTGCCCATGAACGGCTGCGCGCCCATCTGCATGCGCGGCATGTACTGGCGCGCGTTGTCGTACATGCGACCGTAGCTGAAGTTCACTGTGCCTCCGCAACGACGTCATGGGTCTGCCGAATAAGCGCACCGAGCCTGGCCCAGAGATCGGCGGTGGGCTCCTCAGTGCGCTCAGTGACCGTGAGCAGCATTCCGTTCGGAAGCTCTTCCTCACAGATGGCGAGCTTTGCGCGCCCGAAGTCTTTCACGTAGCAGTTCATGGGCTCCCTATACCGATCTAGCTCGCCTTAATGCGCCAGCGAGCGCCAGGCATCATTGCCCCGTCGCACAAACCGATTGCCATATCGTGGTGGCTCGATGCCGGCTTGCCTGAGCACCCGATAGAAGTGCGTCCGGTTGAGTCCGGCAACTTCGGCCGCGCGCGTCACGCTCTGCATCCGCTCGAGCAGACGGCGCAGGTACTTGTTCCGCGCCTCACACATGGCTGCATGGTAGGACTGCATGCAATCAGGGGGTGGGCGTGCCCACACTCACCGTGGTCTCGGTACTGGTACTCACGCTCACCGTGATTACACCGGTGGGCGCGCTGGGGGTCGTCTGGATGCTTGCCTGAGCGCTTGCCGAGGCGCTGGAGCCCTTCACGACAACCGGGGATGGGTTCGCCGCGGATCTCACCGACTCGGTCGAGGAAGCGCTGACGGCGGTCACGGCGTACCAATACGAGCCGCCCGCAAGCGCCGTATCCGTGTAGTTCGTGACCGTAGGGC